GTTTTCATCGTCATAGACTGCTACACTCTTTAAGAGATCGATATTGACCATAGGAGATTCTTCTGCAAGAACTGTAAAACTGTCTTTGGTAACATCCTTTCTAAATATTCTAGTCATACCAACTTTTGTACCAGTTAGGGCATAACTTGGTGAACCTGTTACAATTACAGATGCTGTGCTGTCTAACGAATAACCAAACCCTTCGTTGTCTAATAGAGCAGCTTCTAATTTTTCAGATAGGAAATATGTTAAATCTTTAAGTTCAAACACATAGACCTGGCCGGGGTAACCCTGATCTTCTGAGAAGGTTGTGCGGCCACCATCAAATCGCGTTCTAGCAGATAGGTCAAATCGTGTTGGCAGTTTGTACGGAGTATTCTTTGCGCCGACTACTACTCGTTCGCCACGCTCACTTATAGAAACACTAAAACCAAATAATTCGTTGTTGTAAATTTCGTAACTTTGAAGTTTTTGTTTTAGTCTATATTCTGGAACTGTTGAATCTGTATCGTATCTAAAGATATAGACACTGCCTTGATTTTGTAAATTGATATCTGCCTGTGGGCTAGAGACCGCAATCGTGTTTCCGGAATTATCAATGTCAATTGCAAATCCAAATAGATCTCCGGAATTGATTATTTCGGCTGAAGATAAATCACTAACATCGGGCAAGCTACCTGCATTGATTGTCTGCATTAAACTATAGAATCCATAGGCGTTCATTTTATAGATGTAAACTTTACCAGATGTTGCATCCGATACAGCTTCAACTAATCCCCATGGAGCTCCGGATACAGGATTTGCTCCTGTTGAGGATGCCGTAGCTAATCTATAATAATTACCTGTCCACTTGACTACATCTCCAACGGTGTACGTTTGATAACCATTCCAGACGCCTCGATAATTAGTAAAATATTGTCCATCGCTAGTTGGAGATCCTACTACTAATGTCATACCGTCACGACTCATAGTCATACTGGTTCCAAATCTGTCACCATCTTTGACTAGTTCAGCAACTTGGTCTGAAAGTAATGATCCAACTGTAGGATCTGTACTGTCATCTTCAAGGGCAATATTAGTAGGCAACGAACTTTGAGTTGATACTGGATCTAATCTAGCCCATTGGTTCGAATTAATAGAAATAGTACTACCGTCGCCTGTTTGATCTTCTAGAGATTGCCATAGATAGTTATTGTACCATACTATTGCACCAGCTTCATAGAATCTAGCTCCGGTGTTGTCATAAACTCCTTTGAAGTTTTGATTTTCAATTAGTTGCCATTCTTTGGCAATGTTTGGATACTTTCTAATTATAGAATTACCCATGTTTAGAGTTGCTGACGAATAATAATAAAGTATACTAGAAGTATTTTCTGTTACTGTAATCTGAACTTTTCTAGTTGTAGCAGTAGTAAATCCTGCAATATATTGTGTTTGAGTAACCGAACGATTATCTAAAAGATAGGTAACTCCAGTAGTATATAATGTACCACCTCCCAGAACTCCACTGATGTTGTCATTGCTGAAATTCAAGGGATGTCTGTTGGTTATGGTACCATCTACCGGATTGGGATAGTAAACATTGCTGAGATCAGTTTGGTCAAATATATAAGTATTGCCAACTATTAAAGATAGATTAGGCCTGTATTGTTCATTGATATAATACTTGTACCCAGAGTCCATTCCCTGAGGCGGCGCAACCGTTACTTTATAAGTTATAGTTTCTGAAGTATCAGAAACTAATGGAGCATACTTGTAAAGATACACTCGGCCTTTGTTATTTTCTGCACCAGGTGCAGAAATTGCCATGTAATAATTTCCAGAGTCAACACCAATAGTTATTTTAGAACCAAACTGTTCATTGGTATTTTGTCTCGGACTTACAAAGCTATAGCGTTCAACCCAATTCTGTCCGCTCCATTCGTATAAAGATACTGCACCCTGTTCTAGATAACCAGTATTAGTGCCTTGTTGATTTGCTGTAACAACTAGTGCTGGTTCCCAATCTTCCATAGTGGTATCAATTCTAGCAAAGGCGCTATCAACACCAACACGACTACTATCAATTCCTATGTAATTTTGTGCATAGATATCAACTTTGGCTCTCCATAATTTTCCTTTGTGTAAAACTATGTCCCCTTGTAAATAATCTAAGTCACTATCATAAACTTCTTGATAATCTGATCTAATCCCGGTTGCTCGTGGACTACCGATAGCTAACCATTTGCCGTCTGGACTCACTGCAAGACTTTCACCAAATACTCCTGCGGCCGCTGCACTAATACTATTAGGCCTTTCAAAAGTTTGTAAAGGTTTTAATCCTTCTGTTCTTTCTAAATAAGAAACTACAATATTACTCGCTGGCATTGCTGAGACAATTTGTGTTAATATGTCAATGTACAACACAGAACTACCGTTGCCTAAAGGGGTAGTTGTTCCGTATTCTGAAATTTCTGTAGACGAAAATAGTTTTTGTTTTTCAGAAACTTCCCAATTATCATTTACATTATTGTCTATCCAAAATTTAGCACCGCTGGTCAGTGTTGCAGCTATAGCAAGATCAACTGATTGATAATCAGTAAATCTAGCAGAACTAAACAATTCTAAATTAATAACAGTGCTTGAATCCCACTTTGGTTCTTTGGCATCTTTGCTGATTTGAATCACTATGGTTTTTCTATCAGGAACTTCGGTAATCTTGTAAAAGCCTTCTAGATTTTCGATATTTCTAATACCAAAGATGTCACCTACTATCAGGCCATGTGTTCTACCCAATACAATTTCAACTCGTGTTTTAACTACATTAACATCAGTAATCAACAACAGTCTAGAAATATTGTATCGCAGTACTGTCCAAGAATTGTTATAAAAAGTAATCCATACATGAGAATTTTCTGCAAAATCTGCAATGTTTAATGCTAGGATATCGTCGTAGTTTTTAACAGCAAAATCAACATCAAAAGAATTTACATAACCTGCTGTTCTTGGAGTTAGTTTATATTTCTTAACAGGATTAATATTTGCAGTAAACGGGATTGGTGCAATTGTAAAATTCTTTTCAGGTACACGCATATACAAATCTAATACATCTGTGCTAGACTCTGTAGGTGCAATGATTACTGGCTGTGGATTGATTTTAAAATCATTTTTTAAGATTCTAAATTCAGTTTCATTAAACTGATCAGTGCCGCCGAGTCGTCCAACACGGAATGCCCATTCTTCGTTGAGTTGAATACTTCCTGAATTTGTTCTGCTGAGTTTGTCAAATACTTTAGTAATAGCATTTGCTGTGCCTTTTTCACGGATGAATCCTTGATATAACTTAAACTGACTAACAGCATCTTCTGCCATGTTCTGTAGATATTCTCGAGTTTGATATCCAATAACATGACGACTTAGATCTCGTTGACTACTACCTAAACCATCAGCGTCAACATCGTAGTAATCTTCAAATTGATTAATTCTATAGTCAAAGTTTGCCACTAGGCCTTTTGTTGGAGTGGTATCTAATTTTTCCCATACTGTAGTATCAAACAACTCAGTGCCTTGCTGATTTTCTTTACTGACCCAATTATAAGATTTATAAGAAACAATGTCACCTAAACGATAATCAGTGTAGGGACTCCATTGTTGAATGTTTACATTATCAAACAAAAAGCCAGGACTAGTGTAATCACCGTCCCAATCAACGGTACGGAATCCGCGGCTCTTAATACGCTCCTGACGATAACCGGTAGTCTTGTCATAGATAACATCGTTGAAAACTGTTCGGTCGTCAAATACAGTAATGTGTTCTTTGAGAACAAAATATACTTTAATAAAGTAGATACCTTCATTAGTATTAACAGTACTGACCTTTACTGACTGAAAATCTCTATTAACATTTAAAAATATAGGTAGCAGCGGTGCACCGTCGCTTTTAAAAATCTGATAATCATAAAAGCTATCAAATAAGCTGTCGGCAACTCCTAACGGAATTTTCATTTCAACTTGGCTGGCGCTCGGACTTAGTGTTAGCAACGAGCCTACTGCCCAATTGTGTTTTGTCCAGAATAAGAATTCCTTACAGCTAGTCTGCCAATTATAGGCTACTTGATTTTCTGCATCGTATCGATCAAAACTGAATCCTTGTGTTTTCAAATAGGCCTGATAGCCTAATAAGAAATCTACTACTCCTTGAACTGTTGTTATAACAGTTCCGTAGAACATTTGTATTGGTTTTAGTTGATTGAATGTTTTTCTAAAATAAGCGTCAACTCCGCCAACTACTGGCAATTTAGGCAAGATTTTCCAAAGACTTTTATCAAACACACCGGTACTGGTATGAGATTTTAGAGCACGATAAAATATGTTTTGAGTGCGTACAACATCGCCGTTGCTGTAGACTTTGTCTGCGGCCCAATCTAAGAAAGATACACTAGTACCTCCTACTGATGTCAACGGATCACTGCTGCTGGCAATAGGTTTAAAATAATTAAAGTACGGTTGCTGGTTGTCGTAGCCTTTGACTTTCCAGCCTTCGGCTAATTTTTCAATCAAGACTCCACTGTAGGCAATGCCTATCATAGGAACACCCACATTGAAAATTACATCATAATTTTCGTTGGGTACATATATACTGCTAGAAGTAGCACTTGGATTTTTACTATCTAATAGATATTTTTGTTCTGTTTGATCAACAAAACCAGACATCCTTGTAGAAATTTTAACATCAAGATTGTTTAATCTAGTTAACAATACCTGTGAATCTAGATTTTTACTACGAACGTAACTAGAAACAAAAGTAACTAGTCCGGATAGTTGTGTTCCTCCAACCACAGGCACTAGCAGATCTGAAATCTTTGAAAACACTCCAGATTCCGAAGATACAGTTTGTCCTAGCTGATTTACTGACATTCTAGATCTATCAAAACTATCTGTGATAAACTCAAAAGGTTTCAACAGGCATAGAGCTACCATTACTGAGAATGGCCATTCGCTACTGGATCTCCAAGCGGCTTCTACTGGGCTAACATCGCCTGGTCTATAATCACCTTGATTATTGATCAAAGTAAAGTCGTTAGCAACACCAGAATCTAACGGACTTAATAATCGGCCGTCGCCGTCTGTGGGAATATGGTCAAGAATACTAGGTCTGGCATATCTATCATAAGTGCCTGCTCTTGGGCCTTGACGAATAATACCATCGCGGATGTCTTCCCAAAGAATTAAGTTACCTCTGGTATAAGGAGCTGGACCGTATTCACTTTCCCACCATGTTGGCTTTTCGCTAAATCCTAATATTTCCCAAGGGCAAATATGAGGACGGTCTGTGTCATAGAACCATCGATATACGCCTCTCCAATATCCTGGTAGACTTTGCTGTCTAGTTGGATCAGTCATATTACTATAGGTATAGGTAAAGCTGTTTTGAAGATCAAGATATTGATCGTTGTTGGTATAATCTATGTCAGTGTTAGCTACCCAGCGTAGAAAATCTTGAATAACAATAGCATCTAATTCTGATTTAGTGTATAGCGCATTACCGTAGTATCCGCCAAATACATTGTCAATATTAAAAATATCTTCGTTATATTCTTGTTTAATGTTGTTGTAAATTCTTAGTTCTAATTCTAATATTGCATCATCTCTGTAGTCACCGTAGGCTGCGGTAATGCTACCGTCGTGACCTTGTATTACTAGTCGAGGAGTTACAAATGTGTCATCTAGATAAATGTATGGTAGGTACTTTTTATACAGACCTAGCTTAGTAGGAGTTGCCGGAATATAATTAAAAGCTGTTGATACATATTCTCTAATTACAATTTGGTCACCTTCAACTAGTGTTAATGAAAGTCTAATAAATCCAAATGTACCGTCAAATGTATAATCTGCACCGTGAATTAATTGCTCACCATTACGATAAACATAAATTGCACGACGGCTAAGTTCTGTAAGATTAAAAGTTTGACTTAATGCAAAAACTTTTATTCCTTCGTCTTCTACTAGATATACTATATCAGCATGAGCTCCGTTTCCTATCATATCACTGTCTGCAAACGGATCTGATGAATCTTTTGTTATAGTCATTGCTGACATAACTTCGTCAACAAAATCAACTACATTGTCCAGAGGCATAGCCTCTGCAATTCTTTTTAAGAATTCATTTTTAAAATTACTATAGGCTCTTAAAGAATGTTGTATAGACTTTACGATATTGATATTTTTATCGCAGAGCAAGGACACTGCCATCGGAGCAATGCCAGAATGTTTTAAGAAACGCATACAACGATTTTGATAACCGTCGATGTTTCTTAGATTACTGTTGCCAGGGTACACACCAGAAAATTGAGTTTCAATTTCCATAGCCGATGACAAGTGGTCGATTGCCTGCCCTAGAGTAAATGCTGTCATATTATCATTCAGCGGATTCTTTTCTAGGCCATGTGGTATTTGATAATATCCTTGATCTGGATCAATATTAATATAGATCTTAATGGATACTACATCGTTTATTGTAAATGCATTGGCAAAGGTAAATGTTCCATTTTCTCTAGTGTAGCTGTCTAAATGTCTCTGTCCGTTTAGATAAAAAATTACAGTAGAAGGCAGAGTACTAAAAGCTGCCCAGTCAACTGTTGACAGTGTAACTTGATTTGTTACTTCAGTGATAACTACGCTATCTAAAATTGGCTGTTGATAATCGCTGTCTGATTTAACCCATCCATTGGCAAATTCGTCAAGCGGGTTAAATCTATAAAACCCAGTGTTTAGATTTTTTGTTAATGTTTGTTGATTAACAGAATAAGAAAAACTGTCAAGATCAAGATTATATGTGAATAAGATGTCTCCAACATTATCAATGTTTAGGTAGTCGAGACTAAATCCTAATTCACTGTCAGAAACACTATTACCCACTTTATAACTCAGAATAGGAGATCCAACAAATGTTGACGATGGGTATGTTGTTACATCTGAAAAACTAATTCCGTTGTTGTTAAATAGATCAAACAATGGCATTTGATTAGTTTTAGTTTTTTCTTGGCTAGGTATCCAACTAACTCCGTTAAAATGATACATTAGACCTTTGTTGATATTTCCGCTTCTTACTAATACGCCTTCTCCTAAAATAGGATCAGAATCAACTGTTGCTCGTAATGTAATTTGTCTAACATTATTGTGTGTTATAAAATTAACTTGATAAATTTTGTTGTTGGCTAATTCGTCAGTGTCTGCGACAAATAAAATTCGAGCGCCTTGATATAAAAATTCACCGTCAACACTATATCCCTGACTACCTTCAATTATAGAAAATATATCAGTTGTAAATGTATCAATGAAGTCTACAGGAGTTTTTGCAACACTACCGTGATTAAACAATTGAAGATTTGGTCGGAATTCAATAATAGGACGCTTGGCTCTAAAATTGTCTCCTGCTTCAAAATCTGTGCCATTTAGTTTGTGTGCTTGTTCAAGAGTTGATTTATGAAACCAACGATTATAACGACTCCAGGGATTTGCATCAATGCTAGCTCTACATACTATAATGTAATCTTTTTCTCCAGGATATGAAGTTGCATCATCAAACGGTTCTGTATCAAACCCAGTATTATCAAAAATTACTTCGGGAGTTTGACTAGTGATGATAGGAACTTCTAAATCAGAAAACTTAATTAGCGTTATTTCTCTGCCAACCTTTTCTACCAACCAGTTGTCTTTCTTATACTTTGTAGGAGTAACTTTGCCTCCAAATCTCACAACTAGTCCGTTGGTAAGCTCAACTCCATTACTACTAGTGTAGGTTTGTTTTCCTAATATTTCTTTATCAATGTTAATACTGGTATTTTCTTCGATGTCTTGGATCAAAAATCGACCAAATCTATCAGGATTAATTGCACTTTGATAGTAAAGGATATCTGGTGCATCTAATGGAACTTTAAATGTAACTGTTCCGTTAGTTTCACCGTTATTAGTTACTCCATTGAAATAATCAAACTTTGATGTCTGTACATTTTCATCTACAATTTCCCACTCTGGTCCTTCGACAATTGTGCCATCAACACTGGCCGTAATAAAGGTCAATGCTCTCCATAATTTTCCATCATAGACTGCTAATTGGTTAGGAATATACGGAAGAAAAGGATTGTATTTTAAACTGCCGGTATCAAAAGCTGTACGAATATAAAATCCTTCTCTAGGACTGTTAACTGCAAAATTGTATGTCTGTCCTCTATACAGTGTTAGCGTAGGATTGTTTGTTGCACCATCTGGATAAAAGATCCATGTTGATGTTGTGCCCTGACGAACTCGATAGGTGCTGGTAATTGCATCCCCTTGACCAAGAACTTTAACGCTCGGTGGGCCGCTAGGAACCCAATAGTATTCGCGGAAGTTTACAAATTTATCCCACTCAATAGGAGGATTCCAGCTGTAATGATCTTGGCTGGTAATTAAATCATCACGCTCGTTGAAGTTATTAAAAAATCTAAGTTGATTTTTAAAGTCGATATAGTCGTAGAAATTTTCAATATTACCTCTATCGTCTGAAAGTACTACTCCCGGTTCTAATTGATATCTACTGCGTAGTGTATTGTCGCTGTCAAGATAAATGTCAGATCCGTTGTAGGTCTTGCCATATCTACGACCAACGTATCCTACAGTTTTTTGTAGCACACCTGGCTGGACCAAGGGGTCAATAACACCGGCCATAAATTTACTGTTTGTTTCAGTTTTAAAAACCTGAGGAAGTAAATCTACTGTCCTGCGAATTGGTAGTCCGCTTGCTGGGAAAATTTCATTTGCCATATTCTACAATTACCCTAAATTTGTTGATGATATAACTGCCGAAGCATCTACACGAATTTCACTAGCAGTGATTGCTGTTACAATAACAATGTCATCTACTGTGGCACCACTGACAAAAATTTCATCGTTGGCGCTTTGTATTTCAAATAAACTTCCAAAACTCTGTGTTGGCTGTCTTGGTACAATCACCAGATTACTTAGATCCGGTGTTACTGCATTTGTAATGTAAGTGATTAATTCGCCAAGATAAAACCTATCTCCGAAGTCCCAATTAGCTACATCAAAGAAATCATTGATGGCTGAAATAATTCTAACTTTAAGATCATTATCATTAATTGTTTTATTTGGATTTTTAACAATCTTAAACTGTGCCTGTAATGCATAGTCTGCTGTTGATCCGAATAAGACCTTGTAATTTACTGGATGGTATATTATTTCGTCGCTGATCGATTTAATCTCTCCAAGACTAGATCCAAAACTAATTCGCAAGCTATCACTGTTAGGTGCATCTGGTTTAATTGTTAAACCGCCGCCTAGATATTTTCTAAATTCTGTATCGTAACTTCTTGTTAATAGATAAACATCAACAATGTTGCTAACACTAGGATCAATTCTACGATCAACATTGGCATTGTGCGTGTACTGAAATTTCAATCCAGAACGACCAACATTTGCCCTATAGCCCGATTCTAAAATTAAACTATTCGATGCAGTATCTACACGCTTAACTCGATCTTCCGCACTGTCGTAAAAATAAATTAACTGGCCGTCATTATATTCATTAACGTTAATTTGGTCTTCTTTTGGTTCTACTAAAATCAAATCAGTGCTGTTATCAAAATAGGCATAGATGATATTACCAAAGCTGTCTACTACTTCTGTAAAAAATAGGTAATTTAGATCTTGGTCGGCTCCGACAATCTGTTCAAATGCATCTGCATTGTCAATAACGCCATCGTCGTCACTGTCGCTAAATGCCACTTGAATTTCTTCTGAGCTTTGATAACCATCTTCAAATTTGATAGAATCATCAACTTCAAATACAAGATCTTGTTTTAACGGCAAAGGAGTACTCGGCATCGGTGTAGTGTTGATACCTAAAACTCGAACCTGATCCTTGATAGTTTTACCTGTCTTTCCATCGTAGATTTTTTGATTAACATCAAAGTAAAATCTGTTTTGTTCAAGACTACCAAATATGTAATTTAGAGTTCTAACACGAATTTGATACTCATCTGCTTCTTTAATAAAAGCAATGATCCAACTAGTATCGAGATTGTTATTTGAAGTATCACCTGCTTTACCTAGTGCAAATGCATTAATTAGGTCAATGTTAGGAGCTGTAATAATCTTCCACGATGCCGTGGCAACATCAAATCTAAGGCCAAAGTTTTTATTTTCAGCACACAGGTTTACAATCTGTGTTTCTAAGGCGTCAGGCAAATTGTTTACAAACTTTGGAATAATCCTACTGGCAATTGCTCCGGTAGGCACAGTATCATTGAATATTACTGGACCTTTTCCCGTGCTTAATGTGCCACGGCCTGCATTGGTTCCATCACCTATTACTCGAATAACTTTGGTCCACAGTCTATCAGTTTGATCTAAATCGTTAGCGTTAGTTGTGACTAATTCGCCTCGCTTAAAGCTCTTTCCTGCAGGTGGCACAAATTTAATCATTGCACCAGCAGTGACATATTTTAATGTGTTAGTTGTATAAGAACTTACTTTTTGCAATGTAAGGTCTACGGAGTTAGTAAAATATCCTGTACTTTCATTAACATCTGAAGTAATTTGTGTCCATCTAGTATTTGTGTCAGTGAATAAAATTTTATCATATTTTGTAAAATAAAAATTGTAAACTCCTGTATTAGTAAACAGAGGTTCGATACTTTGTCTTACAAAATTAATTGTGTCAATTCTACTAACATTTTTAAATGCTAGACTTTTTTCACTTTCTGATTTATAAATTAAACCGTCATCAGCAAATACATTTACGCTAGAATATTTTCCGCTAGCATCAATGATGTCAAAATTGCGACTAACCCCACTAGATGTTCTGTTAATGGCTTTGACTTTTAAGATGTCTTGGCTACTAGCCAGTGGCGCAAGATTGTAATCTTCTGCCGTAATCATTCTGTTCTGAGTGTAATATTGGGCAGGTGCTTTTGTTCTAATGCTTTCTACAGTTTCAGCAGGTACACTGTTGCTAACTGTGTATTTTAAACTCATGCTAATCTTAAGAACATGACTTTGTCCGGACTTGTTTACATAAGATACTTCAATGTTAATACCGCGCATTTCATTAGGAAGAACACTGTATGAAAGACCATTGCTAACACGATAGTAAACTCTAAACGATCCTTGTGGTAGATTTCCGTAGACGCCGTCTGCAAAAATAAGATCTATTCTATCTGAATTTTTTGTAGATATAGAATATATATTTCTGATATTTTTTTCAATACTGTTATAGGCAATGTTATTACCAGTTAGATTAGATACCTGTGTCCAAGGATCGATCTGGGCGCCGTTGGCCGCTAATTGAAACAACCATACATCACTGTTATTGATATTATCAGCATCTACTGCTACTTTCTCGTTGGTGGTAGGTACAGCTATTGAAAAGTCTGCAAGCTCAAGACTACCCTGTTTAAACATCAAGAAAAATCCGGTGTTGGTACTAGCAGCACCTTTACCGTCTGACTTGTAAATGAACCCAAGCTGGTTACCAGGAACTGGGGGTTCTTCATAAATCTCTTCACTGCCTTTAAATGCGGTACTTACCATTTCAAAAGGCATAGATCGCCCGGCAACATTTTTGTTGTAGGTAAAAATTGGAACATCTCTGCTGGCGGTTCTAAATCTATATTGTTCTGTAGGAATGCCCTGAATTGTAGCAGCGCCTTGACTACGGCCGATTTCAGTATTATCTGCCATAGCAGCATTTAATATGGCGTTGAACTGTTCTTTCCAGTTAGGGTTAGTTGAGTCGTTCCACTGAATAATTTGTCGGGCAAGATTTTTTCCGTTGGCATCAAGGATATTCTCAGTGGTGCTAACGGTGTCGAATTTTAACAGACCCTTGCTGGCAATATTCCTCTTCGCATTATAGCTCAACATACGGGCTATACGAAGGACGCTTTCTCTACGAGATGCTAATTCAATAAAGTTTTCTCTGCTGGCAAGGTCAATACGAAATGCTAGACTTTGTCCTAGAAATGCTACAGCATCAATTAAAGCTAGATATTCACTAGATTCAATGTAATCGTTGAAATCTTCTGGGTAGTTTTCACGCAGATATGTGATAATAACTCTACGCAAATTTTCAAAGTCGTAGCTTTTGAAATCAGCACTTTTAAAGGTCTGATAGATTCTTGTCCAATCCTGATTCAATATTAAATTCGTTTGTCTAGTAGTCGTAGTCATTGTTTTTCTTGCCCTATCACATATTTACCCTAAAAAATAAACTGGTCAGTTTACTATATTGTTTGTTTTGTCAAAGTCAAAAGTCATGCGCTCGTTGACATTAAACGGCAGATAAACAACATCTGCTTGTATTCTAATACCTTGATCTGTGCTGTCAATTGTCAATGCATTTACTTTAACTCTTGGATCGTAATTGATGATTTGCTCAACATCTTCAGTGATTAGTCTGCGAACTTCTGAGGTAAAATTTTCAAATAACATGTCCCAAATAATGGTTCCAAAATTAGGGTTTTCCAATTTCTCACCTTTGCGAATATAAAAGTGATTCATTAGGTCTCGCTTGACTAGTTCAATGTCGTAGAGTTTAAAATTGTTTTTTGTTTCGTTAGAGCTGAATCCCTTGTATCTAAAACTAGAACTAGTTTGTATTGTAGTAGCTTTGTTAGTTGCTACTGATTGTTGATTATATAGTTTTGCCATATTTTATGCTTCCTCTGGTGGTGGATCGCCACCTTCGTCGCCACCGGCTGCTAGTCCGTCTTCACCACCGCCTGCTTGTTCTCTATCAGTTAGATCAGGTTTAACTGATAGAGGATCTAGGTTCTCGTGACTGGGCCAGGGCTCGTGCATGGGTATTCTAAACATAATACTTTCTAAAGGAGTTTCTGTATTATATCTTGCACCTACCCATTCGGCTGCTGCTGGATTAATTACAATATTTCCATTAATACCTAATGCTAATGTTGGCGTGGCTGCTGTTGATTTTGTAGCATCAGCTGCATCAGGGGCTGCAGGACCGTTAAGATTAATGGCTCCGCCAGTAAATGTTAAATTGGCTGCACCCCAACTGCCGTCACCTCCGGCAGTCACCTGCATAGCATCTCCAGATTTGATATCCATGCTTGTACCGGATTGAATATTAATGTTAGTTCCTGCTTTTATATGAGTATCTAGACTTGACTGAATATAGGTGCTTAGAATACTTTTAAAATTATTATTCATTACAGAAGTTATATGATTATCTTTCAACGTAGCAATATGTACTTCACCTTCTGTGGTAATTTTTGTATCGCCTTTGACAAAGAATCTAGTGTTAGCTTCTGTGTCTACACGAAAGTTTCCGCCGCCGGTTTCGTGTACCGCAGAAGCTTTCATGTTGATATTTCTACCGGCTTCAAAATTAAAATCGCGATCGGCATAAAAATTAAAATCTTGTTTAGTGTGAATACTAATACTGTCTTCGGCAAAGATATCAATTTTACCATCACTGGTCATTTCGATCCAACTGGTTCCTCTACTATTACCTATGTAGATTAAATCTTCACTGGTGTGTAATAATAATTGATGGCCTGTTCTCGTACGCAGTCTAATATATTCATCTGATGGTATTGTTGGTTCTCCAGCGTCGCCGTCGAGTGTGTCAGCATAATCATAGCCGCCATCTCCGGCAGGTGTTCTACGCTGATAACGATCGTCGCCGTCGTCCATGACAAATTGACTACCACCTAGTCTACTCACAGGAACAGGCACCGGACTTTGACTATCTGATTTACCAATAAATGTTTTCTTTGCTCCGTCCCTTCGATCTAATGGGCCTGGAGTTGAAATACCATAAACACTACTAGGAACATTCCTACGGCTGGTAGAATATGTTACACCTCTAACATCATCTTCTAATAATCCTTCTTCTAAAAAATGATCAGCAATGGGATGCACTGCTCGCTTGATTTTATCAATTTCTGTATTTTCTTCAAGAGAGTTAGCACGGCGATTTGCTTCAGCAACTGGCACAAATCCAGTATCGTATTTTTCTTGTTCGCCATCAGCAAAAGCCACTGACCTGCTGGCTGCAATACCCGGAACCATGTGATTTGAAAATTTGTCTGGAACACAGCCTAACCAATAGCCTTGACTAGGATCACCTTCGATAAAAAATACCAATACTGTATTTCCTACATCGGGCGGTACAAACCAAAAACCGTAACTTTTTTGTGTGTCGTTAAAATCATCTACATTGGATCCTTGAAATTCAAATGCTGTTTGTCCGGCGAAGGGACTAGCATACCTTACTCCGTAAGTTTGCCCACCATCACCAATACTATTACCATCTGGTCTTAAAAGCGTAACTTCTAGCCCGCCCATAAATGTAGGATCTAGGTGACTGATAATTTTAGCAAGATACGGACCTCCGGAAATGTCGCTGGTTTTATTTGCTGATTCTCTTTTTACTTGTGCCATTTATTATCCTGGGAAATCACCTAAGTCTCT